CGGCAGTATGGACCATGTACAAACGGTCGCCAGTACTCTCCGGTGGTATCCTAGTAAATCGCTTTTCGCCTGCCATGTTTAAATCCTGTTAAATTCTGTTGTTATCTTTCTATTTATACTTCAAAAGCATCGAAGTTTCTGTCGACAGTTTGTGTCAATGGAAACGAATTGTTTGTTATTGATATTGTTTGAGTCAATTGGTAAATAGGTAAACTACCTACTCTGAACGCTAAGATGTCTACGACCTGTCCATCTTCCACTTCAAAAGAATACGATGCACCTACTTTTTCTACTGTGACTGTTTCACCAGGAGAGTCTATTATATCGGGTAATTTACTAGTCGAAGATGCAACGTCAGTAACATTGATTACGGTTGCCGTGGGTGCGCCGTCTACTGTATACGTATCAAAGATTTTAAGATTACTTCTTTGTGATACTCGAACTTTATCTCCATTTACCAAACCCATCGTCGTGAAATCTGTTGTTGTGCTAAGTATTTGTATTATATTTGCAGTGCCATCAGTGTCTAAGTCGATGTCTGTACCTGTGACTGCTGAAAGAACGTCTTCATTAAACAATGATGTTGGAGAAGCTCCCCCTAGCGAGTAGGGTGATGGGTTTTGTAGAACCGAAACTTCTGTATTGCCTAGAAGACCAGAGATTGTTACGGGAATAATGACGGCAACGTTGACAGTGCCTGTGCCAGTAAATTCCACTGTAGGTATACTTGCCTCATTTATGACATTGATTGTTAATACTGCACTCGAGGCTAAAGTTGCTTGGATAGCACCACCAGCAGTACTTGACACCCCAGTTCCAGTCACACCAGTTCCATAACCTGTTAACTGATTCCCGTCCCAAATAACTGTAGTATCAGTGGAAATTGTATCACTAATTCTTACAGCGTTAACAGTGCCGGTTGCTCTAACAAATGAACAATCAGTGACCGATACAATGGTAGCCGATGTGGAGACAAGAGATTCTGTAGCAACCGAATCTGTATTGTTGAAAACGCAATCGGTAATGGTTGCTCCACCCTGAGTGACCGCTCTACATCTTGTCCATGTATTATTTAATAGATCACATTTGCCCGTACCTTTATTAAAGATGAAGGTGTCCATGTCAGTGAATACACAAGTATTAAAATCTAATGTCGCACCATCGATCATTTCAAACTGGCCACGAGCAACCGTACCAAGTGCAGAGATGTTAATCCCATCCCAATCGACATTAGAAGCAGTGTTATTAACTTCGATTCTATTGAATGAGGCTGCTACACGTAAAGTATTATCACAAGTGATAACTCGGTTAGAATCTTGAAAGTCTACTGCCGTTGCCGTAGTCCCAAGCGATAATAATCCTTTCCAAAGATATGAACCAAACTGCTCCTGGAAAAGCCCCCATCGATTCGCGTTTAAATCGTTTTCAATGGCCATATTATCAAAATCAGCAGCCGGATCGGGAGTAGTGCCACCAGTAACAATAATTTCACCACGACCATATCGAATAACGTCAATGTTATAAGGTGAACCCTTTGCAATAGCAGCAATTACATTTGCGCCCCATCCTACGTGTGTATAAGTAGTACCAGGAGTTCCCTGAGGGGTTCTACCTGTAGCGATGGTAGGATCGATAACGTAATTTGCATAACCACCGTATGGGTTACGACCAAAGTCACTTCCGCCAATTGTCCATCTGTAATAATCTCCGGTACCTGTGCCTACAAAACCAACGATACCATCGTTTGCAAAAAGATCAACAGCTCTAGCCTGTAGAAATACTCCCCAGAAAAAGAATGCTTCACCTGCGGCTAACGTAACTCCAGTTCCAGCTTCAACAACAATCGATCCGGCACCAGTCGTTCTCTGAGCCACGGAACCGTGTTGGGTGCCTTGAATTGGGTTATCAGGGTCCTCATTATCAAAGGTGTTTTGCTGGGTAGTAAGAAATCCCGTCATTTCAACAAGAGATGTGCCTGGAGTTCCTTCGAAGGTTTCGAAATCAGTTAAATCTGTTGTATAGGATCTTGCCGCCATTTAGTCCTCTAAATCTAATGCAGCCTTAACTGCGGCAGATAGTTTCTTCGCACCTTCTGCTTGTCGTTTCTCATCCAAGGCTTGTTTATAGGCAAGAACTTCTTCCATTTCAAATTCCCACGATGCGTCTGGGTTACCGTCCACAAACTGAACAGTACCATCATCGTTATATATCATATCAGAAGGAACAAGGTAGTGTGCGGTTAGGTCGTCACAGGTTTGTGATTCCATTAAAACTTCGTCTTCGGTTAAAGACAAAATCCCAGCTGCGTTAGAAATTGATATTCTCATAATTAATCCTTTAGTTAAAAAAGTGGGGGGAGAAACTCCCCCCTTTCACTCGTATTTATTATGCCGCGTAGTTCCTTTCAAGAGGCGCAATCACCTGAAACTCTTGTCCAGACGCCGAAGTAATAGTACCTGTTACTTCAGTCCACTGCGCTTTGTCCTGACCAACTGCACGAATTGTTACGGGAACATCAGTTCCACCTACACGATTTTCAGCAGCAGACTCATTAGGTTGAGTGTTTTGATCATAAGCAAAGTCCCATTCGAACACCTTACCAGCGCTTTCTACTGTTAACGTAGGAGTACCAGTGCCAGAAGCAATGTTGCCCTGAATCTCAGTGAGATCAGTCTGCAACACAATAATGGCATCAGGTGAGTTGACAGGATTAAAACGGAAATTATCCGTCGTACCAGTGACCGACTCATCAGCAAGAGTCACATCGTCAATTCGGGTTACGTCAATAGCACTAGTGGTGGGCGTCCCACCTACCAGATACACACCGTTGTTTCCTACTTCGGGGAATCCACTAACATCAATGTAATCCCCAGCCGTCGTAAGGGGTAATGTTGCAGAACCCGTTAAAGTTCCCGTCTGGCCAGAAGATGAAGTCATCGCCATATCCGCGACACTATACTGTCTAGAGTACGTCATAAACATAGTAAACGATGAATTAGTATCGGTCAACATTGTTGATCCAGTACCACCAAACGATATTTTACCAGAAGAGATAACGGGGAATGCATGTAACACACCGCTATTATCGCGCAGTTTAACGTTACCAATTACAGAAGATGCGAAGTTGTAATACATTACACCAGAACCGTCTGTTACAGTTGCTCGGTCTAAGTTACCCGCGCCCCAAGCAGCTGAACTAGGCGTCAATAGATTCACCGATTGTAAATCCGCGCCAACAAACGTCAGCATATTGTCAGAAGTCTTACCGTTCTGAACACCTACGTTACCTCCTTCAATGTCAGCATCAAAGTCGATTGAACCTGCTTGACGTAGTTGATACTGCGTCCAGACATAAAGTTCTTTCAATGATAATGAAGTGCCAGGGTTGCCAGAAGAGCCGTCACGAGCGTTGATAGTAACACCATAACTTGAAGCAGCACCAGGCGCTTTCAAATCAGTAACGAAGTAATCAGCCGATGATTGATCTGTGGCATGGAATATAATGTGAGGTCCATTACAGAATCGTACATCATCACCAGTAACAATAGTATTAGAAGTCAAAGCGTTACTAATAGTAATAGCATCAGTTGCTATAGAAACTACTTGAGTATTCGGAGGAATCAATCCTTGTTCGTCATAAACAAAAGAACCGACTTTAACAGAAGCGCCCAGTCCGGACGCAACGTCAATAGTTGTTCCTGAGGAAGTATCAATTAATGTGGTTGCAACTGTAACAGCATCATACTTTTCACCAGCAGCATCAGCTGCTTGAATCGCCACGTCGGTTTCGACCGGAGTCGAACCATCAGCATCATAGTAGTTAAGATCTGCGGATTCACTTAGTGGGAAACGATATACCTGAAAGTTAATGTTACCAGCACCAGTACCACCAATATCGGGAATACCAATATCTACTGAAGAAGATTTACCGTAAGTCTTGCCTTCGGTTCGGATAAACAGGGTAAGAACCTGATTGGTAAAATCGCCAGGATCATCGACACCATTATCGGTTAAAATTGGTTCATTAACAGTACCAAGGAAGTCGAAGTCTACAGGAGTAGTCCAAGTTTCAGTAGCAGTGTTATAGAATGCATAATAAACCCTGTCACCAAACAACATTGTTTCAGCGTTATCGAAGGTTGTAGAAATATTTGTATCAAGAGTTACGTTATTACCGGCGATGGATAAGATTTTGGTGTTTGGCGCAAGTACACCTGTTCCAGAAACAACACGAACTTCCATACCTACGGTCAACGAAGAGGCATCACTAACAGGCAAGACCGCTTGTCCAGACGCAGGAGTACCTGTTACAGATACACCTGTTACTGTGTCGATTGTGCCCAGTGAAATAATACCAGTATACTTAGGACCGTCAACAGCACCCGATGCCAATTCCTGCCAACCAGCATCACGCAGAAGTTTCTTAGCGGTTGCGTCGGTCATCGTCCAATCAAACTGGAATTCAAATTGTTCCGGTGTAATTGCAACGAGAGGAAAGGGGTATTCAATCAAGTGATTGATAACTGTTAATACGGTGGTTGCATCCATTGAAGCGGTTTCACCACCAGCCAATAGAACCAATGATGTACCTGAAATAGTATCAACAGTTCCTTCGCCAGTAGCAGACCCGCCAATGGTACCAGGACCAGAAAGGATTCTAACTTTCATACCAGGAAGAATCTTAGCGTCGCCAGCATCTAATGTGATAGTTAATGAAGACGCACTTGTTACACCAGCAGTAAAGTCTGTTTGTCGCCAAACAGATTTCAGGTAAGAGTATAGTGCTTGTAATGATACTCCGTCGTCTGACAGCGTAGCGGTTTTTGTTAGATCGATGTTACGTAAAGAAACATCAATTTGAACCTCTTCTCTCGCGAGAGAGGCCGCAGAAGTTAACTTTGCCATTTAAATGTCCTCGTTTTTTTAATTGATCAAATATACATGACAAAGAAAGTAAATATTACGTTTATTTATAAGAATTAATCTGCACTGTATGTATAAGTTGCACGATCATTCCAAGTTTTATCAAAGTCTGCTGTGCCGTTTGCCCAGAGAATGTCTAGGTCACCGTCTGCACCAAACTCATAGATTCGTTTGATTCTCCAGATAGACTGCCCTTTTGTGGTGCCAGGCACTGCTTCACCCACATAGGTGAATCCGTCATCCGGTTCTTCGTCTACTAGTTTATCGTATTGCACTTCTAAGTCTGCCTTTAGTCTATCAAGAATACTCAGAAAGGACTGAGCGACAAATTTCTTTTTGGTCGGATCATATATAAGAACCGCGTCGTCTACTAGACTTGTTATTGCCGCTTTGTCTACATCTGCATTGTCTACGATCTTATATGAACCACCGCCTCCCGCTAAACCGCTTAATCTACGTATTTGAGAATTAACGCTTTTGTTTATTTCTTGTTGGTTTTGGCTAAACGTCTTGTTGAATTTGCTCAGAGCTTCTTCAAATTGTTCGGAGTAATCTGGAGCGGGTGCTGTATCGCCTTTTTCTCCACGTTCTCCTTGTGGTCCAGTTTCTCCTCGTTCTCCCTGTTTGCCAACACTGCCTGTAGCGCCCATTTCGCCCCGCTCACCAGTTTTTCCAGCGTCTCCTTTGGCTCCGGTCTTTCCTGTATCACCTTTTAGTCCTCTTTCGCCTTTATCGCCTTTGTCTCCTTTAAGAAGCCTGACTAAAGAAGATTCTTCCTTTGGCTCTGTAAAGGTAACTTCTTCTAAAACATTGAAGATCTTGTCTTCTAATCTTTCTATTTGTTTCTGTGTATGAACAACAGCAAACGCAGTTGCTACTTTATCAATCTTGCTCATTGAGACGCGCCATATACCTTGTTAATTCTTCAGTAAGTTCATCCTCATGAGAAGGCACATATTTTTCTTTAGGTTCTTTAGTTGCAGTTTCTGGTTCAACTACCGTTACAGGCGTTGGCGCAGGAGGTTGAGCAGGAGCTTCTTCCGCGTCTGGATCAGGCAAATCCCCGCTCTTTTCTTCATCATCAATCTGTTTCTTCATTTCTTTAATATCTTCGTCAGACATCATTAGAATTTTCTTAGAAATATATTCTTTAGAGAAGAAATCACCGATATAAGGTTGCGCTTCGTTCAACGTTTGTAAACGTTCCCGAAGTATCTCCATATCTTTTAATTCGGTAAAGTGATTGTCTTTAACATAGTCAACAATAATGTCTGTCTTCCACGTATCCCAATCTTCTTTTGTTATAATGCCCTTAAGAATTAATTGTTTTTCTAGGACATAAAGGAACACATTAGCGAATTTTTGTCGAAGTCGGTCAATAAATTTCTGGAATTTAACTTCATCCCGAGTAATCTCTGTTGATCTGCCAAGAGAAAATTGTGTTTCTTGTTCGAGCCTTTGAATCGGAACGTTTAAGCTGCGATATAACCTTTTTTGAAAATAAATAATATCGTCGATCTGTCCAAGATTATCGCCACCTGGAAGTGTAGATATTTCAGTACCTCTACCACCTTCTCGACGAGGTAACCAAAAATCTTCGAGCATTGACATGTGTTTCCTGTCATCTTTAAGATTACCGGTATCTGCATCATATACCAATTTGTTTCTGTAGCGAGTCATAATGTCTTTCATATATTGTTCTGACTTGCCGCGCGGCATATTGCCAACATCTATATAAAAGATTCTTCGCTCGGGTGCGCGCGCAAGCCGATAGATAACCAAAGAATCTTCCATCATACGTAATTGATTGATTGGCTTTAGCGCTTTGTGTAGATATGACAGTACTTTTTGTTTTCTTTCGTCTAATAAACCAGAAGTAACATAATTGATGGAGTCTGGAGAAAGGCGGACACCGCTGCTGCTCAATCCAGGTTTTTCTTCGAAAATATAAAATTCTTCTACAGAAGTTACTATGTGTGCTCCTGTCTTAGGGTCTTCCTTTTTCTTTATTTTTTTGACCTTTCTAATTTTAGAAGAATCAATGTGTCGTATTTCTTGAATACCCGCTTTAAGGTTTGCTTCATTTACCAACAAATGATGGTAAAGCCTACCGTCCACATACCAAGATCTAAAAATGTCATGACCTAAATTATTAAAGTCTAACATCGAAACGATATTATCAAATTCTTCTTTGATTTGTTTCTTAATATTATTAGGCGCTTCTACTTTGTCTAAAGTAATGTCCACGTTTTGTTCATCTGTGCTATGACATATCGCTTCGTTGACAATTTCTTCAATTGCCATATCAACCTCGGGTTGCATTGCAACACCGCGATATTTTAAAATAAGTTGATGGTTATCTTTGGACCCATCGCCATCCATGTTTAAATACTGGCCGTAATGACTTCCCGCAGCCGTTACATATCCTGCCCCGTCATCGTCGGTGGGAGGCACAACAGACGGCAATTTCTGAATATCACGGTCAACTTTCGACTTTCGCTTTAATTCAAAACCAAATAATTTAAGAATATTTCTATCGTCGTTATCAGCCATTTGTGTTTCCTGTGGTAAATAATGGGACTCCCCGAAAGGAGTCCCAGTTATTTAGACAACAATTAAGTTGTTGTATTTGATTCCCAGTATTGATAAGTGAAGTTTACTTCAAATATTTCTATCTGGTCGTTTGATTCATAGTCTAAACTAATTGGACCAACTAATGTGGGAAAAGCTCCTCTGAAATTATATCTTTTAATTACAGAACCGTCTTTGTCCAACTGATCAACAAACATATCAGCTTGGTAATCAACTGGATTTACTAATCCAGTATTCGCACTATGCTGATTGATCCCATTCATCCACCTTTCCATTGCATCCCGAACACTAAAATCAGTATCGTTGAAACACGTTACTGGCCAGTCTTCGAAAGTTCTATCGCCAGCCACTTTTAACTGACGACCACGAAAAGGAACGATAATTGGTGTTACTGTTGAACCAGGAAGTTGTGCTGTTCTACACATAAAAGAAGTCAGTTCGACATCTCCTCCTGCGTATCCAGGAAAGTTGATGGTCGCCTGAAATAAATTCGGACGAGCACCACCCCCAGTCATTTTTGCTTTAAAGTCATCGACTCCTAAAATTGCCATTTTTTACTTCTCCTTAAACTGAGCCAACGACTTCTTCAAACTCGACACCAGTTCGAACAGCTACAAAGTTAAGCGTAATGTAGTTGATAGAACGTGCTGGTTTGATGAAGATACTCGCTACAAATCGGTTAGCATCAATGACAGCAGCAGTATTGTTTGTTTCGTCACAAAGCACTCGGAAGTCTGTAATACCTCGCTGACCCTGAATCTCTCTCAAGAAAGGTTCAACAATATTAACAAACTCAGCTCGAGTAAATTCATCATTGAATTCAAACAAGACGTTTCTTGCTGCTGCTTTGATTGCTCTCTCTACAACTAAGAACAACCTTCGTACATTAATGCGGTTAAATGCGGTCGGCCTAGCTTCTAAAGTTTTATCGCCGTAAAGCATAACTCCTTGACCAGGAAGGTTAACAATTGGGTTAACCCCTTGTGAATACAACGTGTCGCGTTGCGACCTTGTAGCATTATACGCCAGACCGGTCACTCCGTAATACAATCCTCTGCGTTGTCCTGCTGGTGAATACCACGGACCTGCAGCAGCATCAGTACCTGCCATCAATCCAGCTGTTGAAGCTGCCGCCGGAATGTATACATACTGATCATTGTATTTGTCATAAACCTTTAAGTAATTATTGTCCATAATCACATAAGAGGACTTAGTTACTGCTTTCGAAAGACTTGAAGATGCCGTAACTGCGTTACCAGGAGTTGCGTTGACAATTCCGTTTCTGTGTGGAGAAGTTACAACAACAGCGTCTTTACGACCATCAGCTGCAGCGACAATTCCTGTTAAGTAATTAACGATTGTAGTTTGGTCTTCTATGCCAGCTAATCCAGGAGCGATTAAAAAATCAACTGTAATGGTATTTGCGTCATCGAACAAATCAAAGCCGCCGTCACCAAATCCAGAAGCATATTGAGTTGGCTGCAAAGCGCCCGTATTTGTACCACTTCCTAGAGTAAAATCGACTAGCTTTGTCGCATTATTAAGACCCTGTGCAGAATCTCTGTAGTTAGTGTTTACAGCTGCAGTATTCGCGCCATTAGCTGCTAGCGCCGCACCTTCCCCAACTGCCCAAACATAGTTTGATCCGTTGTTAATTACGTCTCGGATAAAATTAGTAGTTCCATCGGTCGTTTTAGCGTCTGACGCTAAAGATACATATTCGAACGTTTCTAGAACTGTACCTTTGGTTCCAGAGAAGGTTCCATCAGAATCGATGATTGCAACATGACACTCGTCAAAAGATCCCCCAAGATCTTGCACAAAAGGCGAAGTCCCAGGCGGCGTGTCGAAATTTGACTTATAAGCCCACGTATCCCATCCAAGCGTATGAGCTGCGGCTCCGCTAGAATCCACAGCTGCACAAATAGAAACTTTTAACGAGTTGGCTGCATCGCCCGCCCATTTACCAATAAAGTTAATAGAAGGGCTTGCCTCAAGCGTGCCTTTTTGCGAGTTAAAATCGGTAACGTTTTTTACCAAAGTAGTCGATGCTGCAGGTTCGGCGCCAGCAGAATCAATTGCGTTATACGCTGCTGTTGTTGCTACTCTGACTACATAGAGACTATTCGAATAACGTAAAAAACTTGAAGCTGATAAGAAATCAACAGCTCCGGTTTGAGTGGGCGCCCCAAAAGCATTTACTAGTTCGGTTTCATTGCCGACTAAAATTGCTTCATCGATTGGGCCCCACCTAAAATCTCCAACAAACGCGCCAGTGGTAGATGATATATTAGGAACAGTTCCTGTTAAATCGATCTCTCTGACGGTAATTGCTGGAGACAAACTAGGAGTAAAGAGTGCCATAGTTGTGTCCTTCTCTCGTTAAAATTTATTATAAGGTCGCATAATAAGAATTTTCAATATACGGTTTTATTTATAAATTCAACAAATTACAACTTAGCAACATCAAATATTTCCCAGTCAGACGCCATTCTATCTTCTCGAGTCATTTCATAACGTTGTATTTGCTCTTCTGCATCGTCAATAAACCCAAATGGAACAACATCATCTTCAATCGCTTTCATCTTTTCGTCAAATAACATTTGTTTAAGGTTGATGTCTGTCATATCTGCAAACATATTGCTAGTGCAAAAGTAACCAAACATAACTAAATTCATCATCAGATCATCGTGATTACCCTCACTGGCTTCATACGATTGACCCTTTGCTACAAAAGTCGATATTTCAAGAATAGTATTTTCATCAACAATATTCAGTTTGGATTCTTCTAAGAGATCTTTTATACCGGAACAACCGAGACGCTTTGATTTACGAGTTATCTCTATACCGATTGCGTTTGCTTTGATAGCGGATTCGACATGTACATTTTCATATTCTAAATCATGATAGAGCCCATTGCAGACCACGGTTCCCTGATCGTTAGATTCTATAACAACATATGCCATGTTATATACTTTTGCATACTTATAGATAATATCAGGGAAGAGTATTGGAGAGATAGTATTGTTCCGATATACTGCCACTTGTGTAAAAGGGCGTGTCGAAATGTCAATGACGGTGAACGTAGAATAGTCCTGACCTCTTCCTTTCGAGACATCAACGGTCATGATGTACTCGTGCTTGCTAGCAGGTTCTGAATAAACTAATAACAGACCGCCCTCTAAGACCCGCAGAGGCTCTCGAGATCGTAAAGACAAGAGGGTCTCTGCGTTTATTAGAGTATCCCCTGTTCCAAAAAAAGTATTTCCAAATTCCTGATCAAACTGCAACGTGCTGGTGTTAGCGACGGTTTGTTCTCTCCAAGTTTCATCTCGCCCTGGAACATCCCACCAATCAACGCGGAAATTTTTAAACTCATTAACGCCCTGAACCGACCCTTCCCAAATTTTATGAAACGTATTGCCAATACCGTTTGCGGTTGAGGTGATAATGACTTTGGTGTCTTTACCCGCAGAAATTACTGGATAAGTTGAAGTATAAAATTCCCCAGCACGTTCCACAAAAGCAAACTCGTCAAGAAACAGAAGATTGACAGACATACCACGAATACTAGATCCAGAAGTAGCTGCAGCAATAATCCTGCTGTTGTTTGAAAATTCGATGGAACCTTTGTTAAGAGCTTTGCATCCAGGCTGTAAAAAGAATGGTAAATTTTCGAGAGCCAATGTAACACGCGCTAACATCTCCCTTGCTGTAGCACCTTTGTTGGCCAAAACAGCAATTGTTTTTTCTGGGTGAAAAAGAGCATACCAAAGAATATAAACTACAGAAGAAATAGACTTGCCAGACTGACGACAAGCGAGAACGATGCTAAAACGGTTATCGTTGAAATGATCAAACATCTTCTCTTGGTAGGGGTATAATCCGAATGGGACCAACCCCCTGTCAAGAGATATGATCTTAACATAATTAAGAGCAAAGTAAACAGGAGACTGCATACACTTAGCATATTCTCTTATTTCATGTTTGGTCCATTCTTGTACAATACCATCGCGTTTAATATTGATATTGCCAAGGTAGGTATCATTCATTTTTTCTCAACGCTTTCTGGATCCAAAAAAAGTGGTTTATCAACGTTTTCTGGACCAATCACTTTTTCTTCGCTTTGTAAAAAACGTTGCAAGTCTGTTGTACTTCCTAGGAATACATTATTATTAGTAATCTGTCTTTGTTCTGGTTTGTCTTCTTTCTGAATATCTTTGTGTTTTTTATTCAGGTCCATTAACTTATCAGTTACATCCGCGACATTCTTAATCATCCCTGATAATACCTCGAACGCGCGCGGATGCTCGCTCTCTCGAGCGACTTCTATCATTAAGTCTAGAGATCTCTTGCCTCCTTCGATAAGCTCGAGATAAGTGTCTCTCGAAGTCTCGTAGTCGGTTTTTATATTTTCTTTATCGCTCATTATAATATCTATATTATTTGAATCTGTCTGGACCATTGATCCAAATAACAATGACCCAACGCTCTCCTTTTGTTACAGGAGTAACTCGGTGAAGACAAAAGCTCGGGAACATACCAATTGATCCTTGTTCCTTTGTTGCTTGCATCATAACACCGTTTGAATTAACCTCAAGAACACCGCCCTCATACTCTGTTTCTGGCGTTAGTGGTATTGAAACAGATATCTTTCGAGTAGCGCTAGACTCAGGTCCTGCGTCGATATGCCAGTCATAATGAGATTGATCTTCACCTTTATAATGTAACAGCTGCAAAGAGTGCGTTATACCTAAAAGATTAAATCGAAAGAATTCCGCATTAGCAGTTCCGACAGCTGCAGCGATTTTATTAAATATCCAAGCTGTGTTTTCATTCAAATCAATTGAATATGTTTCAACCTCTCGAGTCTCAGGTCTATATGCTCTATTGCTGTCAGACCCAACAGTTGATTTTTCACCATAATGTTGACTTGCATTATCAGAAATAATTTTAGCGCATTCTTCTGGTGTAAACGTAAATTGTGGATTAAATTGACTACTAAAATTGATGAAACCAGGAAACAAATTATCACAAGTTCTTATCATCAATCCGCCGAAAATACTTTGTGATTGAGGAAGTGCAAACTTTTGTACTGGATTTTCAATTAATTCTTGTTGTGGTTGCTCTGCGCCTTGCTCAAGTGCAACAGTTTCGGGGTCAAGAAATGATTTTTTACCTTGTGTAGCAGTCCCTTTTTGAATACCCATTTTAGGTCTGCCATCATAAACATAATCTTTGTGTGGCCCATTAGCGTCTACAAAATGAAAGAAAACCTGAACCTGCCATTCCCCTTTGTATTTTGGGCGCCAGTGAGGTAATTCACAACCCCGATACATTACCAAATCTCCAACACCTATAGACAATCTTTCTCCCAGAAGATCATCTTCATCCTTTGCGAAATTAATAGGCCAGATATTACTGTTCTCTGCAAGTCCTAGAGTCATTGTACCTGAAATTTCGCAAGAAGGTCTGTCTGAATGCCGTTGCAAAACTTCTCCCGTTCTGTATATTCTGGCATAAGTGTATGTGGGGAGAAGTTCAACTCCTAATTGTTGACTTAAAGGTCCGGACAATTCTTGGCAAATTTTGTCAAGGGTTTCATCTCCGTAAATAGAATCAGAAAGAGGGCATTGGTCGTCTTTAGTAGTCTTACCTTGTTCAAACAAGGTAAACATATGTTCGGTTAAAATTTTACAATCTTCATTAGCGACTGTATCGTTTAAATAAACCCATCGATGTTTTTCAAAAAAATCTTTAGCTGACGTCATTATATTACCTCCGGATAAAATGCTTCATAGTACCATTTATGTTCTTCAATTACAGTTTTCTGAAATTCGTCTGACAAATTTCTTTTTGGTTCTTGCCAATAAACAAACTGCGGTTTTGTTTTGTGAGAAGTTTTTTCTCTAAAATATGCGTTATCATGCTCAAATAATTCAGATTGTGAAATATTGTTTAAGTCGTGTTGGAACACAGGTTCATCGAAAAATTTATATACAGATTCAAGAACCTTTTCAGGATTTTTCAAAAAATCTTCATATCGTATAAATTTAACTTTATTTTCTGTTTTCTGAAACAAATCCATAAAGACAGGTAATTCTTGATGTAATGCTCCACTTAACGCATTAGCTGTTTTAAAATGATAGTTGTACTTTTCTGATTCAGTAAAACTAGGATACAGTTTTTTATCATCACCATATGTATGTAGGCTTTTTATACCACGGTTAATTTTATTAAACGACTCTACAATATCTCTCAAGTCTCTAACTGTCACCAATATTTTACTGCTTGGAAATAAATAATAAATTGCAGACCAATCTCTGGATTTAGAAACCACGATTTCTTTTTTTGTAAGACCACCATACCATCCGCCAACAGCGCCCATAACCATACCATGTACAGCATTGTCTGCCTGTTCGGTCGACATTGCTTGAAAGGGTTCCGTATATCTAGAATCGATAAGAAGCTTGTTGTGTATAATTCCAGGAAGTGGATCAGTAGCAGTTGTAAATATTTTAGGGTTTTGTTGCAGTATGTTCATCAATACAGTTGACCCAGTTCTGGGTAAACCAGTGCAAATATTCAATTGTTTCATAGTATATCTTTTTAATTAATTCTAGATGTATATAGGGCTTAAATTATACTGAATGTCCCTGCGCGCCGTAAGCGCCATTCTCTGGGGAAGATCCAGGCTGAGTAATTACACCACTAGCATAAGGATATTTAAACGTATTATTTGAAAATGAGGCGGCTGGCGCGGTATTTTGCCGCGCAGGATTTGTATTAGTTACACCTCCTGTCCAATAAAAATCGTCTTGCCCACTCATTCCTGTAGCTCCGTTAACAGCACTTATCGGAAAGCCTGTACTAGTGACATCTGAAGAATAAGAGAAAGTCATATAGCTAGTTGATGCGAATGGACTTGGTGGTCCGTCTTGAGATCCTCCAACAATAACGCCAACATCGTTGTTACCACCAGAAGCGGCCAATGTTTTTTTATTAGACGCATCCGCTGGATCAGCAACTGGTGTTCCAGCAGCAAAAGGAAATTTTTGTACATCAAACAAAGCACTTAAACCAGGACCAGTACCGAGAGGATCAGACCTACCAGAAACAACATACGCATTAAGAACACTTGATAAAGAAGAGGCAGTAGATATTGCGGTGTTTAAAGTTCCAGTATCGTTTGTAATTGCATCAGAAGAAAAAGTCACCTTTGCGATATAATTGAAAGCAGGTAGATATTTACCATTACCGCCTGCAACATATCCAACTCCTGATGATTTTTGAGAATGGCCTGTGCCTCTCGTAGTTCCGTTGTTAGGAAGTAGTGGTGCTGGAGTAATTGAATCAGTAATAGCAATACGAGTTTTTGTTGCAAATGGGAATTTCAACCCACCTGTAATCAAACCTGATCCTGGGGCCACTGGTATACCTAACTCATTAGCTGTGTTGACAATGTTGCCCGACCCGCCGTAGTTGTAAGCGTCAGTAGTTGACTGTAAAGTCTGTGCATGCCGCCATTGTTGGCCAGAAACAGGTGTTTGTGTCAATAAATCGCCATGATTAACATAAACAGTTTCGTTAGAAAACGCAAAAGATACTAGCTGAGGGCTACTGCTGTTGGCGTCTATTCCTCCCCAATACATTGCTTCTGTACTACCAGCATAGGTTTGAATTATCCAAGGTATTGATGGCACAGGAATGGTTTCAAATTGTTGTATTTTGTCCCAACCAGTACCAATGTTAAGATAGAGAGAAGATATTCCTGTCGTTTCACTTGCAGTTATTACAGTCATTCCTTCAAGAGCCGAATCTGAAGCGGGTAATGAACCTTCAGAATCATAGTAAAGACTATATCCTTCTGTTCTCCATGGTTCAATAGTAATAGCTGCGTCTATAAGTTGTATTATCTGTAAGATCGGATCCGAAGAATCAAATGCAGCGACCGCTGAATCTAACAATCCAGAGATGTCTGTTTGCGATATTGCTATGGGGGGTTTAATGTACATTAGTCTTGCGCTGCTCCACCATAAAGGCCTCGATTAGTCGTGGATCTAGCCCCTACATTTATTCCTACACCAGAAGCAAACGGAAATGAATGCCACTGACCAGAAAAAGGGTTTGTTGGTCCAGGGTTAGGCGTTCCCCAGAAAGCATTAGTTTCAGAATTTCCATTTCCTCCATGATATTGTATAGGGGCGGGAGCATTCGGCGTTATAGAATAAGGAGTTACTGCGATTGGTGTTCCATTTGCAAAATTAAATTCTTCACTAACACCCCCCGACCAAAAATATCCTTTAGATTTTGTAGAGTAGCCCCACCCGCCT